TGACGACGATTAAGATTCATTGGGGGTTGACTTGGGGGGTTGGACTGGCTCCTCCAGCTTTTCAAGGATCGCCTCCCGGATAAATCCGAGCCGGTCAAATCCCGCGTCAAGCTCCGCCCTTCGCGCAGCTTCGGCCTCGATCCTCTCCAACATTTCGTCGGAAATGGTGAGGGTGATTCTCGTTACCCCCTTCTTCCTTTGGTTCGCCATAGGGGTGTCATACACCCTTTGAAGAAAATTGCAAATTATTGTTGACGGGTGTCAGACGCCTATTAATCTACGGGTGTCAGACACCCAACCAAACCTGGCTTTATGAAAACCATTACTATCACCCTTGACGACGACATTGCTGACCGGCTCACGGAGCGGGCAAAACTGCAAGGCGGTCGGTCCGTTTCTTCCCTGATCCGTGAAGCGTGCGCCGAGAAGCTCGACCGCGACACAACTCCCGAACCCCAACCCGAGGAGGCGACCGCATGAGCGCATTCCGAAACGGCGGGCCAGCATTCCCGCAAAGCCTCACTTTCAGCCCCGAGGGAATCGCGCATGTGGCTGGGGAATATTTTGCAAACTGCGACGGGATGACCCTTCGCGACTGGCTTGCTGGGATGGCACTCCCCTCGGTCTACAAAGAGGGAGTCGGCGAAATCACCGAAACGGAAATGGCTTTGGATTGCTACCGCATCGCCGACGCCATGATTGCCGCTCGCGAAAAGGAGGAAGCATGACACCAGCCTCCCGCCATCTCCTCTCCCTGCCCGTCTCCGACGCCATCGGGACTCGCGTTCGCTACATCTCGCCCAAATCGAAGCGCGAGCGAATCGGCTCAATCCTGTCAGTCGCGGGTCACGGCGCAAAGGTTCTCAACCTCTCGAAACAAGTCGAATACACCACCTACCGGGAAATTCTGGAAATCAAAGCATGATCGACCTACACCAACGCAAACGCGAGGCCACTGAAAAGCGCCTCGCCGAACTCCTCGCCCTTCCAGGCATGGTCAACAGCCAGCAAGTCCGCGACATTCTCGACCGGCAATTTGAGGCGGGGGTCCATGCACATTCCGACCACATGGAAGCCTCGCGACAAATGGCGATGGACAAGGCGCGGAACCAATTCAACGCGCAACGCGGGACGGCTCCGGTTGCGTTCATGGGATGCGAGCCGGGAACGATGCTCACACTTTTGCGGAAGGAGGGGGAATGAAGGTGGTTCGCAAAACAGGGTTTCACCTCATTGTCGAGCCTCGCAGACTCGGGGATTTAGGCTCCGCTCGAATGAGTGACTCACTAATCGCGGGTTCTGACGCGCAAATTGAAGCCGAATATCACGAGCGATGCGAAGAAATCGCGTCTGAAATTAGGCGGCACGTTCGGAACGTTGCATGGATTCACATTGAGCATGACACCGAGGAGATATGCTCGTTTTGCAATTACAGATGGGAAGTGTCAACGGATGACGCTGACCCGGAATTTCCTAAAGGATGCCCGCTTTGCTGTGAGGCCGCAATCTCCGAATGGAAGGAGGAAGCATGACAACTCTAGAAGACGTTACCGCCGCTATCATTGCGGGACTTCGCGACGGGATGGAGGTCAAGCCGGACTTTGAAACGATGGCGAGACTCGATCGAATCGAGGCGCTTATAGGCGAGCTTCACGCGACGATCAGCGGCACAGTTTCAACGCACATCGCGGGCGACGGAGCTGCCGCACGTTTCGTTGGATACAAGGACAATGACGCTTTTCGCAGATGGGCGGAACGCAATGGAATCAAGCCGATTCGTCGCGGAAGTCGGAACCTCTGGGAGCGCCGCCATTTAATTAAGGGAAAATAATGAAGTCGCTAAACTACGATGAGTTTATCATTGGGAAAAACCGCAGTCACGTTGGCTCCGGTTTTGATCCACTTCCAATCACGGCTCCGCTCTTTGACTGGCAAGGTCACGTTGTAAAATGGGCAGTTCGCAACGGCCGAGCCGCGCTTTTCGAGGATTGCGGACTCGGTAAAACGATCCAACAACTCGAATGGGCGCATCAAGTCCGGCAGCATACCGGGATGCCGGTCCTGATTTTAACGCCGCTTTCGGTAGCTGCACAAACGGCACGCGAGGCGGAACATTTTGGGATCACGGCTCAAGTTGTCGAATCCGGTGATGAGATTTCCGGCGAAGGCATCTGGATCACAAATTACGAGAAGCTCGACAAGTTCGATTATGTGGACATTGCGGGAGTCGTCCTCGATGAGTCCAGCATTCTCAAGAGCTTTACCGGAAAGACTCGCCAGCGACTCACGGAGCGATTTCGGGAGACGCCATACAAGCTCGCTTGCACAGCTACGCCGTCGCCGAATGACTATACCGAGTTCGGACAACACGCCGATTTCCTTGGTGTATGCACTCCCGCGCAGATGCTTTGCACGTTCTTCATTAATGACACGTTCAACACGGGTGATTGGCGATTGAAGAAGCACGCGGAGGGAGAGTTTTGGAAATGGGTAGCGTCTTGGGCTGCGTGCATCTCTAAGCCTTCTGATATTGGATATGATGACGCTGGCTATACGCTTCCCAATCTGAAACTCGAAACGGTAATCGTGGACGTTGATGAGACGGAAGCCGCAAACGAAGGCGAGCTTTTTCGCAACGCGACCCTTTCCGCAACGACGATGCACAAGGAGATGCGGATGACCGCAGATGCCCGCGTGAGGGCGGTCGCTGATCTGGTGAATCCGTCCGATGAAACGTGGATTGTCTGGTGTAACACAAACGACGAAAGCGAACGTCTCGCGAAAGCAATCCCTGATGCGGTTGAGATTCGCGGGTCAGACACCGCAAAGAAGAAAGAGACAGCCGCCGCCGATTTCGTGGACGGGAAGATTCGCGTCCTGATTTCCAAAAGCGGGATCTTTGGCTACGGCATGAACTGGCAGCATTGCCGGAATATCGCCTTCGTTGGCCTGTCCTACTCTTTCGAGGACTTTTATCAGGCGCTCCGGCGCTCCTACCGATTCGGGCAGACTCGCGAGGTAAATGCCTACGTAGTCCACGCAACAACTGAGGGCGCGATCATGCGAACGATTGCCCGCAAGATCAACCAACATTCTGAGATGCAAAAAAGTATGAAAATTGCCGCCGAAGCGTTCCGCAAAGGGACCAAAGAACTGACAATGAAAACCGATATTGATAAGAGGGAAGGCGACGGCTGGACCGTCTATCACGGCGATTGCGTGCGGGTCGCGAAGTCACTGCCGGATGCGTCCGTTGACTTCTCCGTGTTCTCGCCACCGTTTGCGGACCTGTTCACCTATTCTGACGACTTGCAGGACATGGGAAACTGCAACGATTTAGAGGAATTCACCAAGCACTTTGAGATCCTCATCAAGGAGCTTTCACGCATCGTCGTTCCAGGTCGCGAGGTTGCCGTTCATTGCGTCGATCTGCTTTCGACTAAATGGAAGCATGGCAGGATTGAGTTTCAGGACTTCTCCGGCGAGATAATCCGCGCGTTCTGGCGGCACGGCTTCCTTTTCCATTCGCGCATCTGTATCTGGAAAAGCCCCGTGACCGAGATGCAGAGAACCAAGGCGCACGGGCTGCTACACAAGACGCTGACCACGGATAGCTCATGCTCTCGGGTCGGAAGCGCCGATTATCTTCTCGTTTTTCGCAACGGCATGGAGAGCGCAAAACCTGTTACCAAGGATCGAAATAAATACCCAGTTTCGTGGTGGCAGGAAGTGGCGTCTCCAGTTTGGATGACGGTCGATCAGGGGCGTGTCTTAAATAAAGATGGCGCACGCGACCATAAGGACGAGAAGCACATTTGCCCGCTGCAACTCGACGTTATTGAGCGGTCCATTGAGCTTTGGAGCAATCCTGGCGATCTGGTTTACTCGCCATTCACAGGAATCGGAAGCGAGGGCGTTGGCGCATTGGCTCTTGAGCGGCGCTTTGTCGGGTCGGAACTCAAAGAGAGCTATTTCAAGCAGGCTTGTGAAAATCTGGCTGTGGCGAAACTTCAAACGGAGCTCTTCTAATATGACCGAAGAAATCACCCCCGAACTCCGCGCGATCCGCGAGAAGCTCGAAACCATCTCTAACGTGGACGCGTCCCACTGGATCAAAGGCGACCTCGCCGCGGCAAGGTATGCCGGTTACAGGACTGCGAAGGCGTTTCGGGCATGGGCTCGGGCGGTCGGGATCAAGCCGAGCGTTGACGAGAAGTGCAACTTTTGGAGTCGCGCGGACATCGCGAAGGCGCGGGAGAAAGGGAAGCGATGAAATACCCATCTCGCCACACCTACGAATCCCTAGAAGATTGGGAGTCCGCCTGCCTCCGACATGAGGAATACGCCGAGTCTCAGCGCGAACTCTGGCACGAACGCGAGGCCGAACGAATCGCGGGACTTGAAACCGATAATCCCGACCCCGTGACGGTTGTTGATACCGGAATGGGTGATTGGGAAGCCTACAACGAGGAGAATTTTAGAAATATCTGACTATATGAACGCAACTGTCGAAAAAAACGAACTGGCACTTTTGCCGCAAATCACCGCAATTCAACTCTTCACGGACGGCGGAGTCCGCTCCATCCTCGACAAGATCAAGGGGGAGGTTCTGTCCGTCGTCACCGATCCGACCACGGAGAAGGGCCGGAAGGAAATCGCGTCTCTCGCTCACAAGGTGGCCCGCACCAAGGTCGCAATGGACGAGATGGGAAAATCCCTCACGGACGAACAACGCAAGTTCATCGACTCCATCAACGCGGAACGTCGCGTGATCGTCGCCGAACTGGACGAACTCAAGGACCGAGTTCGCCGCCCTCTCACCGAATACGAGGAGCGCGAAAAGGCCCGCGTTGCCGGTCACGAAATCCGCATCGCCGCGATTGCCGCGATTGACGCCAACCTTCCCACGGATTCGGCCGGCATCGCCCACCTGATCGCCCAAGCCAAGGTGACCAACCTCGACGGGTTCGACGAATTCCGGTCGCGCGCCGAGACGACTCTGCAAGCGTCGCTTCACCGACTCCAATCCGCGTTCACGATCGCCAAGGAAGACGAGGACCGCCGCGCCGCCGAAGAAGTGCGGAAACGGCAGGAGGAAGCCGAACGCCTCGAACGTGAGCGCCTCGAACGTGAGCAGCGGGAGGCGCAGATTGCCGCCGAAGCTGCGGAGAAGGCCCGCATCGAAGCCGAGCAGAAAGCCGCCGAGGAAGCGAGGAAGGCGGAGGAGGCACGGGAAACCGAGCGCCGCGCCGAACAGGAGCGCATCGCCGCCGCCGAACGTCAGAAGGCCGAGGCAGAGCACCAAGCAAAAGAAGCCGCTGAACACGCCGAACGCGAGAAGGCAGAAGCCGATGCCCGCCACAAGCGCGAACTGGCCGAGGCCGAATTCCGCGCCAAGGAGGAAGCGGAAAGGCAGGAGCGAAATCGCCTCGCTGCCATCGAAGCGGAAAGAGTCGCCGAGGAGAAGCGCGCCGCCAACGTGAAGCATCGCGCCAAGGTGATGAAGGATGCAATGGAGGCGCTCGCCATGAACGGCGTGCCTGCTCAATTCGCTGAGTCCGTGGTGATCCTGATCGCCTCCGGGAAGATTCCGAACATCACCATTCAATTCTGACCCGTTCCGCACAAAACCGGGGGCGCGTCCGGTCAACGCGCGAATTTTCTATGCAAATTTCTCCCACGTCACCGGAACCCGCGAAAGCGAGAGGTCCGCACGGGATGGCCGCAACAGTGACGGAAGGCACGGCCCGGAATAGAGTGAACCCGTAATTGCGGCATAACCATTGTCTAAAGCTCGAAACTAGGTGACAGCCGGAAAGACGGCAATTTTCCCAAACCATACTAAAACGAATGAACGAAATTGCCACCATCCCCGCGCCTTCGGCGCTCTCCCTCTTCGACTCCTCGCGATTTGAACTCGCGATGCGTCAAGCGGACATCCTCGCCAAGTCTGACCTGGTTCCCAAAGCCTTCCAAGGCAAATCCGAGAACTGCCTCATTGCCCTGGAACTCGCGGACCGAATGAACGCTTCGGCATTCATGGTCATGCAGAACGTTGACATCATCCACGGGAAGCCGGGGTTTTCCGCGAAGTTCCTTGTCGGGTGCTTCAACGCCTGCGGCCGTTTCGAGCCGATCAACTACGAGCATTCCCCGGAGGACGGCGGGCGCTGCCGTGCCGTTTCGTCGGTCCGCGCAACCGGGCAAGTCATCCAAGGCCCCTGGGTCTCCATGAACATGGCGAAAGCCGAGGGTTGGATTTCCAAGAACGGGAGCAAATGGCAAACCATGCCGGAACTAATGCTCTGCTATCGGGCCGCGTCGTTCATGATTCGCACGACCGCACCCGAGCTTTCCCTTGGTCTCCCGACCTCCGAGGAAATCGCGGACACGGGCGGCGCGATGGGGCAGGAAACGCGCGACGTGACGCCAAAGAGCAAGTTCGCCCGGGAAGCCGCCGAGAAGACGGTTGAGACTCCGGTTGTCGAGGTTTCGCCGCCTTCGATTGACTGGCTTTCCACGGTCGCGGCCAAGCTGGACGCCTCCGGCTTGAAGGTGAAGGACGCGCTTGGCGCGCTCGCAACGCTCGGAATCGGGGACGGGAAAACCCCGTTCTCGAAGATGGATCAAGGCACACTTGAGAAGATCGCGAACGACTGGACGACGGTTGAGGAAATCGCGGCGCAGCTTCGCGGGGAAGGGGGTGAGGGATGACCGATAGGGAGTATGAAATCCTCGCGGGCGATCCGCTTACCAATGATGAGAGAGATCGCCTTCACCGAATCCGCAGAAGAAAGGGCGCTCGCATGAGAGTCTCCGAGGAAGACGAGTTTTTCTATTCAATCACTCACGAAAAAAACGCGGCTGAATTTCGCGAAAAGGTTGAAGCAAGAGAGCGACGCTATCACGAACTCAAAGCCCGTCAAAGAAGCGGTGAGTTTTTAGATCGTGAGGATTTCCTTCTGGTCAAACTCATGGACCAAAAATGGAACGTCCTGCGGTCGCGTCGAGGCTGCAAGACTAACGCGGTTTCCGGCCCGCGAGTAATTGGAGGAGGGTTTCAACCATGAACTACCCCGCCTGCGAAATTCACCGGATGCCACAACGAACGCCGGAATGGTTCTCCATCCGCCGCGGCATCCTCACCGCCTCGCGCGTCGGTCCGTGGCTGCTCAAATCGGATGCCACGAGCACGAAGGCCCGCGAGGGTGCCATCTGCGAACTCATCGCCGAGCTTGCCGAGTGCGAAGAGGAGCCGGAGCGCTTCGAAAATTGGGCGATGAAACGCGGGACGAAATACGAACCCGATGCCGTCGCCGCTTTCGAGAAGGCTACCGGGAAGATCGTCACGGAAGTCGGCTTTTGCCGGTCGAAACACGGCCTTTTCGGGTGCAGTCCTGATGGGCTCATCGAGGAGGACGGAAGCGGACTTGAAGGCAAGGTGCCGATTCCGAAGAGTCACATTGCATACCGTCGCGCCGGAGTCCTGCCGAGTGAGTATCTCTATCAGGTTCATTTCAGCATGGCGGTCACGGGCGCGAAGTCTTGGTGGTTCCAGAGTTGGAACCCGGATCTTGCGAACCTGCGGATTGAAATCCCGCGCGATGAACTGACTGAGAAGATTCTCAACGCGGCTATCGCGTTCTCACGGGAGCTTGAGGAGGCTTTTGAGGCGGAGCGAGTCGCTTATGGGAAGGAGTTTGGGGTATGAGCGTAGCCACTCACCCAACCCTGAAGGACGAGAACGGACGCCCGTTGATAAATGCCGATTCGCTTTATCACGCCGTTGCAAACAAGGCAATTTTAACAGCAAAAACAATTCCAAACGACATGAGTGAACTGATTGAAAAAACGAAAGAAGCGAGGGAGTCGCTCGCGCAAGCCGTGACCGGCATTGGCGAAAACATGGAGAGACTCAAGCCCGCCAAGAAGGAAATGCTTGAGGAGCTTCGGACTATGCGAATGAGCGCGGCAACCGAGGTTTCCTCGATGCTGAAATCACTTGAGGATTTGCGGAAGTTCTTTCTTGGCGAGTCCCACGATGAAGAGATGAAGCGCCTCAAGGAGTTTGTCGAAACCTGCGAGCGGCTCAAGGCACTCAAAGACTCCGGGTTTCTGGATACGGTCGCCGACACGATGCTGAAACTCTCATGAGAACCTATCCCCTCGAACACGACGAACAATCAGGACTCTTCCTGTGGGCATCCTGGAACTTCTCCGCAATGCCGGAACTCCGCCTGATGTTCGCAATTCCGAACGGCGGGCATCGAAACATGCTCGTTGCAAAGAAGATGAAAGCCGAGGGAGTCAAGCCGGGAGTGCCCGACATCTTCCTGCCGGTCGCTCGCCAAGGTTTCCACGGGCTGTTTGTCGAGATGAAGGTGCAAAGCGCCAAGCCGAAGAACGGCGGCAAGGGCGGACTCTCGGACGTGCAATGCGAATGGATTGGAGAACTGCGGAAGCAGGGTTTCAAGGTCGCGGTTTGCTATGGAAGGGATGAGGCAATTACGGAGGTTGTGAATTATTTGAACGGAAAGGATATGCCATGACTGCCCAACCTGAAACCGATCAATCGCCAGTGACTCCCGATGGGCAGGCATTGGCATCATCCGCTTGTTCGCTGTTGGAGCGTAATGGATGGCGGGAATGCCCCGACCAATTCCGAAAATACGCCCGATGCTTTTACAAGCGATTCGATACACCAACTCGATGCCGATGCAACGCCGACAAAGCTGGGATGCAAGTCTGCGTTGCAGTGTGTCACTACGAAAAATGGTGGAGCTACGAAATCGACCTGCACGGAGAGTTGCCCGATGGAACATGGATCAAACTCCACAACCACGGAATGCCGCCCGACATCGAAGCGGGTCTGGCGACGATTCCCCGCCTTCTCGCAACGTGGGAATTCATTGCAGCGAACACTAATTAAACCAATCCTCCCTTCCCTTATCAATGAACTATTTCCAAATACTCTCAATGCTCTGCTTCGGCTTCGCGGCAGGGATCGCGGTCGGATGGGCCGACCATATCCAAACGGAACGCGAACACGCCCGCGAAAAGGCGGAACTTGCCGGGGACCTCAACGCTTATCGGGTAATGGCGGAATGGGATCGGTTTGAAAGCGAAAGAGGGAGTTATGAGTGATTGCACGTGTAAATACTGCACGCAAGACCGGCGCGATGATGCAATTAGGCAACTAAGGGCCGAACGCGACGAACTCCGGGCGCGGGTTGCGGAGTTGGAGGGCGAGAAGTGGGAAGCCATTCACTCGGGCGGCCATTGGTGGATTGCGGAAGAGAAGACCGGTGATCTTATCGAGATGGTCGCGGGGCCGGAAAACGAAATCGCCGAAGCTATTGCCGCCGCTCACAATTTCACCCTAGCCAAAAAGGAGGCCAACCATGGATGACCTCATATCCCTCCCCGAATCCAAACCCGCATGGAAAATTCACGCCGGATTGATCGGCATCGAAACGGAACAAGACGAAACCGGCTGGACCGCACGGATTGAGCTTTTCGGCGAGGTCGAGAGCGAGGCGGGCGATACGGAACAACAGGCGGTGAACCTTTTGATTTATAGGCTCAACCTCAAGAAAGGAACGATTGAAGAATGAAGACGACAGAGCACAACATAACCGGAACGATTTTGCGAGCAGGGACCGGAACCGAGGGGCGCGTCACGGTTGAAATTGAAACGACGCGGGAACAATTGCGCGATTTCCCTTTTAACATGATCGGGAAAAGTGCGATTGCTTTTATTGCTGACTCCGCGCCGAAACCGGAAACGCCGATTCCTGACGCTGATGGGTGGATTCCGCATAGGCCGGGGGATGCGATGCCTTGTGATGGTGATTTGCAAGTTTTCATCAAGCTAACGAAGGATTCGCAAATCGAGGCATACAGCGAGTATCGACCGGCTCGCGATTGGATTTGGTCAGACGATATACCGGAGTCCTCGAAAATCATCGCTTGGAAACCCGCATGATGCGCCCCTCCCCCTACGAAACCGCCGTTCTCGCCTTCCTCGCAGACGGCAAGCCCCGGACTCACCGGGAGATTTCCGACGCGTGCGGGTGCCGGAACGCCTCCCGCGTGGTCGGCAAGATGCAACGGGCGATTCGGCTCCGACGCGAGGCCGTGAAGCTCATCAAGAGCACGCGCGGAACGGGGCGCAATCTGGTCGTCACTTGGCAAATTATCGGGCCATCCAAAGAGCGCCAAAGGCTGATAGATAAAGGGATTGAGGCGGGAATTTTGTTTTGCACCAAAACAAAAATTCACGGGCAGGAAGGGAACCGGAACGCCGCCATATTTGACGCCGAAAACATCTCCGATGAACGCTTTTCAATCTCGGTCGAGAACAAGGCGCTAGTCGAAACCATCGCCATCCTCGAAAACCGGAGCGTGGCGTCCTGCGTCCGGGAGGCGCTTGGGCAATGGATCGAGGGGAGGGCGCGGGAACATCACCTTGGAAATCACCGAAACGCGAAATGAACCCCTTGACTTTTCACGGACTCGCCCCCCGGTCATCGAAATTTGACGTGCTAACCGTCGATATGAAAACCGTTCTACAAGAAAGCTCCGTTCCCTCCTCTGCCGAGTTTGCTCGGGTTAGCCAGAGGAGTGGAACGGAGCCTTTTTTTGACCTATGATAAAGCGCCCGATAGATCCGAGATTCAACCAAGCCGTCCTCGATGGTCGCAAGTTCACGACCATCCGGGAAAAGCCCTGGCCGGTCTGGAAAGATGTCATGCTCTACAACTGGAGCGGCGCGGCCTATCGATCGAAGCAGGTTGATGTTGCCGCTGTGATCGTCGAATCTGAAACCGAGATTCTCATTTGCAACGACGGGCACGCCGTGACCTTTTACCCTGACGACGTAGACGGGATTTCCTTGCACGAAACGGAGGGCTTTAAGTCCCGCTCGGATCTCGAAACATGGTTCGCGAAGGTTGTGAAGCCCGGCGAGCGTGCGACAAAGCACCTGATGCGGTTTCGGCTTTTGAGAAAGGAGGGCGACTGATGGAAATCGCCAAATGGAACGAAACCTTTGAGAACGCCGACACTCGCAAGCGCCAGCGTCTCGGGTGGCTTTTCATCCCGACCGGATGCGACTCCAACGGATACCTTTCCCTCGTCGCTCA